AACGGATTTATGGCCATAAATACAAATGGTTCAAGTTGACATAATACCTTTTGTGTACCGTTTCTGTAAAAATTGTATTGCAGATAGGACCAAGTATATGTTTCATTATAAGGACCCGTATTTAAGTAATCACCTTCTGATACGACGTCCGGCAAACCAAATCCTAATTGGTGTAATCGAACAGCCGGTGTAACAGAGTAGTCCCAGAAAAAAGCAGGATTGGTAAGGGTGTAAGGCTTGATAGAATGGGTGTTCATTAACGGACCGAAAATAGGATCTTCTTCATCAAAAGAGATAAAAGGAGAGACTGTTAATGATGGTGCATCTTTACCGCCCGTTCGCTGGATTGTTATTTCTTTACTGGGTACCGTTTTTGGAGGGTAACCCCAGGTTGATACAGTCAGGGTTCCGGTCAGCCAACCATATCCTGCTTTTTTTACTCTCGCGTCTAACAAATCAAAGAACTCTCTTAGGACTTCAATAATGTGTTTCCAATGAACAGGTTTTTCAAAATAAGAAAAACCTAATGTATTGAGTTCTTCCATATCTTCTGTCATTACGGTTTCTGTATTGTCCCCTTCAGTACCTGTAACCCAGACCCATATTTTGTCATCCTGTTCTATAGATACTAATAAGGATCCGTATGCTTGTTGAAATACCCAGTATAACTGTTGAGTGATATCAACAACCGTTTTTCTGGCTAACAGAGTGTTTTGATTGGTACCATCTGGATAGTAAACAGAGTTAGGAACACCCACCAGGTATGTATATAGATCTGATGTATATACGGCATACTTTGGAAAGAAACCTGGTTGTGCTGTGTCCATTGTATTTCGTTTTGTGTTCAGACATCGGTATAATTGAGCAAGAGGTTCCGCTTTGAAAAAAGAAACTTTTGGTGATAAACTCACCCAAGTTTCTGCCCAGGTATCCGGAACATAATCACTCACTGGGAGTACCTTCTAAAGCGGTGTTATAAACGAACGGCGACCATTCTGTGTCATCTTCATGAGCGATCCAGTATCCGTTATCCCCGGTACCACCTTCTATTAAATCAGAATCACCCCATAGTACCATTTGGACACCAGATGCTGGTATAGCAGGTAGTTTTGCAACCACATCTATGGACAAGGTTCCGGAACCTGTGCCACCCGTAAACCGTCTCTTAAGAGCAGGTCCTTTAGAAGGGAGAGCTCTTCTCTCTTCTTTACGAACTGTCTTTGCTATTCTTCTGGCAGATTTTTCATCAAATATAACACCCATTAAAAGACTCCATCTGCTCTTACAGGTAATCCTAAATCACTGAAATAAACGAAGGGCTTTGTACACCAATCAATAATAACAGGTCCTTGTGTTTGAACCAATTCAGGATCTTCCGTTTGAGTTATGTAATTATAACCTTTTACAGAACCAAATCCGTTTAAGAATACTTCTTCTGATTTGGTCTCCTCTTCTGAGGTTTTTGGATTGACAGTATCCCATTCAATGAGTTCACCGTCTGTGTCTAATACATGGGCGGGCGGTCCCCAGATTGCTGGTATTTTTCCTATATAGACTTTTTTAGGTACTCTTGAAGTAAAACCTCTATCAAGAACCGTGTGTTTCCAACTCAGAGGGTTTGCTTCTATTTCAATAGAGATATCCTGATAAAGTAAACCTTCCCAGTTATTGGTTGTGATAGAGGCATTTTTAATGCGCAGATAACCCCAATCAAACCAGTTACCGCCGATTACAATAGGGTCTGCATTTATACAACCCAGGTATGGCATTAAGGTTGCACCATCTAATGGAAATGAATCCGGGTTCCTGGCACCGGATAATGATAGTGTCATTAAGAATAATTCTTCTTCTGGAGGATTATCAAAACGCTCTCCTGCAGAATTTGTTATATAGTTTAGATACTGTTCTTGCCAACCAAAGCCGTTGTCATCTGTGATACCACCGTTTAATCTTGAGGAACGGGTCATAAAAACCCTGGGATCTGCAGTATACAAAGAAGCCATCTGCTGGTATTCTGTACCTATACCTTCCATACGTTTCATAGAAAGAATACCACCCATAACCGGTGTATAAGATATAGGAGAAAAACTGGTTTGTATATTCCAGGGTAACCACCAGGGCGGGAACGAACCTGCCATACCCTGCCAATAGTTACCCATATTATGTGATATGTCTGCAGATTTATAGGTAACGGTTACCAACCATTTAGGTTCCTGACCTTCTTGAGAAATGTCAATAGTATTCAAAGGTAAACGTGGATATCCGGGAAAATAGGGAACACCGCCTCCCCATTTAAGTAGATTAGCACCACTGTCTTCTGCAACCAGATAATCTTTTACAGCCTCCCATGCAGCCATCTGTTGTCCAGTCTCTACCTCGTTATAAAGGACATAGAAAGCCCTCACAGCGGTCGTAGAGGACCAGTCTGCATTCATAGACATATTTCTTCGTTCTTCATACACACCTATTAACTTACTCATTGTATTGCTACCGTGGCAGGGCCTGTTGGTTTTGTTTCTATCTTTATGAAATGATTTTTAATTAGTTCAGTAATCACTTTAATGTTAGCATTCATTTCTGTTTGCTTTTGAAGGGCCTCTCTCTCATATCGTTTCATATCTTCAGAAGAAGCAAGAACAGAATCAGTTCCTATAGGAGTATCAAGAACTCCATAACCACCCGGGGTTCCTAATCTGTCAAACCATTCATTAGCAGAACCTATTGTAGGATATTCAGGAGCATTTGGTTTTAACGGGGTCACATCCAGCATAGATGTATTATCTGCAATTTGTTCTAATAAAGATATCTGCCTCTGGGTATCGGTCTTACCGCCCAGGATCGCATTATACCAGTCTTTAGAACCTAATGATGTCCAGGTAGGAAAGGATTTGGCTTTTGCTGTGGAAGGCATGCCATCCTCACCCTCACCTCCTGGTACTGTAGGAACCCCGCCCAGACCTTCGATACCGGGCAGTCCTTTCATAAGAGCATCTAATGAAAAATCAGGCATTCCCCATTTAAGTTTTGATGTATCGAACTTTATTTTTTTATAGCCCGGTAATGATTCCATAGAATCCCATGAAGGGATTGCATCCCATATAGATCCTACTGCATCCCTCCAAAATTGTTTTACTTCTTTAGATTGTTGTGCTTCTAATTTTGCTCTTTTTTCTCCCTTTTGGGCTTCTGTTAAATTAAGGAATTGTAAATTGGCTTCTAAGGTACTTCTTTCTAATCTTTGATATTGGGCCATCGACCATCTATCCCAAATCTTCTCAAAAACGGTACCAAAAGAACTCGTCATAAGTTCCACAGCCTTAAAAACAAACTCTTTAAGACCGAGCATCATATTATCCAATAAAGAACCCCATTGTCCTTCCATTTCGGAAAAAACAATAGGTAAATTTTCTTTAATATTCCAAGCAAATCCTATGATGTTTTTGAAAAGACTGGTAAAAAAGTCTTGAACAGATATACCTTCTTTTTTCCATTCTTTGAATTTAGAGATTGCTGTCAAAATTAATGGACCAAAAGTAAGTAGAGTAATCCCTATGGTTCCTAAAACAGTAACAAAACCCATAGCCACGGCTTTAAGTCCTGCCATTAAGCCTGTCATTATACCTAACAAAACATTACCAAATACCAGTTTAGCACAATAGAGTTCAAAACTAAAAGTCATCTGTACCATAGTTAAGGCCGCTTGAAATTGTAATTTAAGAAAGGATAATGTGAAGGCAGTGATGGAAAAAATTAAAACAGGTATTCTTGCAAGCCATGTTCCGACAAATTTAAGAGAAAGGACTGTAGCAACGGCTATAGATGCTATCAATCCTGCAAAAGTTTTGATAAGAGTGAGAGAAAATACACCTACCATTTTTATTACTACCAGTAGACCTTTAGATGCAGATACCGTGAACATGATCATAGCCCTGGCAGATAAAAGAATAATACCGACCAAAGATTTGTACAGGGCGACAAATACCCCTAATACACCGATGATTTTACTCAATTGAATAAAGAATATACCCAGCACCATGTTAATACCGCCAAAAAACAGTAGAGCAGGACCAAGAAGCGCCAGTCCCGCGGCGATCTTAACCATAGTGTTAAATGTAGCATCGGACATATTGCGTACCAACTCAGTTATTTTCAATGCTATCTTCCAAAAGGATAAAACATATGGAGCAAGTTTCTTTCCGATATCTATAGCCATCATAGTTATGGTGTTTTTGATATTTTGTACTTGCGCCTGGAATGCGGCCATCTGGAAGGAAGCAACATCGGATAAACTACCTGCAGAATTTTGTACCAATTCATCTCTATACTGTTTGATCTTTTCGGAAGCACCTCTGATCGTCATAATAGCGCCCAGTGATTTTTCAGTAAAGCCTAAGTCCAACAGGACCCCAGGGACCTCGGCATTCGAGAATCTTGATAAGATTTGTTCTAAATCACCGATGATTTGATACAAGGGCTTCATTTTACCAGCGGCATCATATAAGGACAATCCATATTTTGCAAAACCTTCTGAAGCACGTTCTGAAGCGAAGGACAGACCCCTGAGTAACTGACTCATTCTCATACCCAGTCGCATTCCCTTTTCGCCTCTATCAGCAAATGCCATCATCGTAGATAACATATCAGTCATATTTTGACCGAATGCTCGACCCATGGCCGCTGCTTGATTTGTAAAGGTCTGTGTAAACTGAACGACTTCTGCATTCGACCGTTTCGCGGCATAGACTAAATAGTCGCCTACAGTTACCATAGCCTTCATATTTGTTATCGGATCTTCGTATCCAAGTCCTAATGCTTTTTGAGTATCTGATAACATTTCAACAGATTGTGCCAGTTGCATATTACCTGCTCGTGCAAACATGGCGGCAGGCTGTAACGATCTCATAGATTGTTCAAGATCTAAACCAGATGATATAAGGTAGTAGTACCCATCTGCCAGATCTTTTGCAGAGAATGCAAGTTTAGTGGATAAGGTGGTAGCAAGTGCTTCTGCCTCGCCCCGAAGTGCTCTGTCTGTTTTCGTGGCGATAGCCAGCGAGTGTGTCATTGCTTCATCAAATTCAGCAAAGGACTTGATAGCAGTTCTACCTATTAATGCAATAGGGGCCGTAAATGATGCTAAAGAAGCCCAGCCTGCTCTCCGGAGATTCTGTCCGGACATGAGCAGATTTTCACCGATCTGCTGAGTTATAGACTGCATTCTCCGCAGACCGGTATTTGCTCCGTTTAACGCATTTGAAAATCCTTTAAGATCAGGACGTATGGGTACCATTATCGGAGGGATCATGAACGCCGTCCTTTCTCAAAATTCAACCAGGAGCCTACTTTTGCTTTCAGTTCTTTCACAGTCGGAAGCCTCCTCTGGTGTTTGTTACTGTATTTGAGTACAAAGTCCTCAATTTGAGATTTCTTTGCCCCACCAAATACTCTGTTAATTTGGTAACATATATGGGCGGCTTCGTACTCACGTTTAACATCTCCCGGAGGATTCGCCTGGAAATAATCCATCCATTCAGAAAACTCAGACGAAGTTATCTCCATCTGAGCTCTCTGAACAGACATGCCCAGGTAATAGGCTATTCTAAACCAGTTTTCTCTGGTAGGATTGTCCCATAAGCGTTTCCCTCCTTCTCGCCATCAGGATTAAGTCCCGATAATGCGGCTATTTTCATAAAGAGTTTATCCAATGCTTTCGCTGAAAGGCTGTCCAATACGACGGCGTCTTTCTTTTCATCGAACAATGGATTTCCGTCCTCTTTAATACAAGCAAGCAGACAGACCTTTACGCGAACGCCGCGAAAATCGCCTGTCTTTTGTCCTTTGTAGAAGCGGAGTTCCACATCGTCGCGTTCGGCTCCCGTTAGTTCTCGTATAAGAACGGAGCCTCCCCATTCTTCTATCTCGACCGAGTCTCGTTTCAGATTGGGTACTGTTGCAATGATTTGTTCTCTGGTAAGAAGGTTCGGCATAACATATTCTCCTGTGGGTTATTATGTACCGGGGGTTATCGTAATGGCCCCTGTGGCCTTTACTGTAATTGTGGCGGTCATTCGGTCTTCCAAAGGAACTTTGGGTGTGTAGGTTTTGATAAAACCTTCAAAGGACCAGACAGTTCCTTCGGGGAATGTAATCGTCATATCCTTTTTCATACCAATAGGTATAATAATATCAGGATAAAACGCAATCTCAAATTCAGCATCGCCGAGTGTTATCAACGATGAAGGTATGTTTGTTCCTTGACCCGGAATACCGTCTTCAATTTCTTGAGTAGAACGAGTACCCATATGAGTGGTCTCGATCTTGTCCCGAGTCTGTGAGGGTGGTGTTACATCCAGTATATAGATATCAGCATCCCCAGGACGGGACATACCGGCAATTGTGAAAATAGTACCGGTTCCTACTATTGCTTGAGCGGCATCAGACATGATAATTCTCCTTATGCTTGATCATACATTACAAAACCGGTGATATCACCAGCACATTGAACTTTTACTGTCGCAGTCATCCGGTCTTCCAGCGGTGCCTTTGGACTATATTCAGAAACCCAGCCGGAAAAAGCCCAGGTCCAGCCAGTCGGATTGGCTATATCCCCGGGGAATGTAATAGTGATGGTTTCCGGATCCCCTCCAATAGGAACACTTTGATCGGGAAGGAATGCAATTTCAAGTTCACATGCACCCCATTCAATAATTTTACCGGGGAGGTACTCTTTGTAATCTACAGACTTCATATGAGTCATCTCGATTTCTTTTGCTTCTGCAGAAGGCGGGCTTATATCAAGTAACTCGCATACGAAACCAGAGGTTCCGAATGAGATACTGGTATCAGTACCGATGATACCCGAACCTTCCCAATTGGTGTAATCAGCCATCTGTAATCTCCTCTCGATGGACGCCGAAGTTAAGGCTCCAGGTCATCCTTTTTTGTTCATCTAAACCTAAATAGTAAGGCGTTCCAAATGCGACAAATCCTTTATAATCAGAACCTTCATATTGAAAAGGTTGTTTCAAAATCAAATACTTTTGTATAGAAAGCATTTTAGCATAGGTCTCATCATAAGTCAAGCCTCTGACTCTAATTTGAATTCTATCAGTATGCCATAATGTCCTATTATGACTTTGTGTCAGGATCCCTTCTTGGTCGTAAACCGTAACGGCGAGATCTGGTTTTGCCGGTTCATGCCCAACAAAAATCGACCAGGTACCGGATTCATCAAAACCGGAATCAAGTAGAATAGATCTGGTATCAACCGCAACAGAATTCATACCGGCAACACCCTATCAACCAACTCCGCCGCAACCTGTGCGAGCGTGTCCGCGTCGCAGTAGCCGCGCTCTTTCGCGAGCCATAGCAGGTTATCCGCTTTGGTTTCATTCTCCCATGCCTCTGCCTCCGACGTGCCGGAAGCAAGCCATTGGACGCATTCGAGTATGCGCGGATTTGATTCAAGGAATTGTTGCCAGGTTTGTACCATATTTATTTATCCTCTCCGGTACCTGCATTTAATGCAGATGAGGCATTATTATCCAATGCTTTTGCTCCTCTTAAATTCTCTTTAGTAGACAAGACAGCCGTTGCTACAGAATGAATTAAGGGTATGGATTCGTTCACACCTCTTTCTAAGTATTTAGGACCACCGTCGTTCCAATTCCAACTCGGATCTCCTTCATGAACAGATAATGCGTAAGAAGCAATAAAAGCAACGACCGCCTGGGGTCCAGAATACTGGGTAACGAAAGCACGAAGATCTGTTAAATGAGATTCTTCATTTGGCTTATCCCATTTTCTGATTACTTTGTGTCTCTTCTGAGAGTAGAAGGCGGAGCCTCCTCTCGTAGCAAGAACAACAGAAGAATTTCTAAGATGACCCGTGTCTACAGGTGCCTTAGGAATAGACTTGTTTAGGATAAGCAGAGCAACAGAAACTATTACCCTGTACGAAGCCTGCTTCATTTGCCGATGAATAGCCGCGTTTACTGCCCGTATCTGTTTATCGAGATCGTTCATAGTAAAGCCACTCTCAGGTATTCGTCAGCCTGTAAATCGGGGATCTTTTTATAGTTTCGGATATTATGTGCAAAGGAACGAAGATCTTCACCCTCTGGTATGGTATCTATAGTACCTAACCATAGAAGATCCTCTACATTCATATCTGTGAGTGAATATACCTTTGCTCTGCTGAGTTCATTCTCCCCTTTTAACCCTAAAAATACCTCTGAAACATCTTCCCAACGACAAATGATCTCTACAGGATCATCGTAAACCGGAATCCCGAATTCGTCAATAGTTAGTTTTGCCCAATGGACACAAACCTGATTTAATTTGTTTTCTATATTCATACATCATCTTCGAGAGACTGATCGTCGGGTAATGCGTTACCAATCCATCCTATACTCGCCGTTTTCATTTTACCGAGTCTACTTAACGCCCCGGTAGTGTCTAAAAGAAGAGCCTGTTGCCCATACATAGTGCAACGAAGATCAAGATCGACATCGTATTGGTATGCTTCAGATACTTCGCCTATGCTTTCGGAGGAAGTGCGTGTGTAGCGAATGGCGGCAAAGTGGGCAGACAGCCATTTTTCGATCTCAGTCAACCATGCTTCTGTATGGACATCAGGATATACTGCAACGATGACCTTTTCAACGAGTCCATGAGCCGTAGAGATAAACGCGGAAAGATCAGTAACTGATGATGGAACAGGTAATAGAACTTTCACATCGTCTGTGGTAACTCTTGGACCATAATCACTCATTTACTTCGGGCCTTTATCAGTTCTTTTATTTCTTGTCGATGTTCTCTGCATTCCTCTTTAGCATCCTCGGTAGCCAGATCCAGTTTTTTGTCCAGACCTTCTACTTTTGCTGATACTATACTGATTTCTGTCTGTACTTCACTCACTTTTGAAACCAGTCCATTGTTTAATGCTTTTGTATTTTTATTCAGATCAGAACGGATCCAAAATATCATACATAAAACGGCCATGTCTAAAGGAGTTAATGCTTGAACATTGATAAGACTCAGAATTGTTTCTACCACTGTTAATTCTTTCTACGTGATACTGCCTTACGTTTCAGAACTCTTTTCGGTTTTGGTTCTTCTATAGGACTGATTTCCTCTACCGGTTCCGTAGAAACTTCTACAACTGGTTCAGGTATGGGTTCTACAGGAGGGGTTACAACGGGTGTGATAGCGACTGGAGCCGCTTGCGGGACAGGTGTTTCTTCTGGTAGTTTTTCAAAACGACCTGGGAAAGTGCGGTCGAGCCTTAGGTTAGACTCGACCACACTCCCAGAAGAATACGCCTGTCGATTTATCCAATGCTTTCCTTGGACAACCTTAAAGCGCATAGCAAAAACCTTTCTTTAGTATTAGGTACCGGAGTACGATGCGTGAACAATACCACAGCGACCGTAAAAGTCATTACGGATCTGCGGTACCATGATAGTCATTACCTTCAGATGGGTGAGCATACCGCCCTTAGAATCCCAGGTGAGTGTTTGCGGGGCGAGCCCCACAATCATGCGTACCGTTTCGGGATTCATAGGAACAAGTATTGCCGTGTCTGCAGGCATAAAGTCCAGAGGCTTAATGTCGGCGATGGGCTGAAGTTCAAGCAACCGCATACGAATCGTTTTATCCGAATTCGCTTTGAAGTCACGCTCGAAGTTCAACGCCATGTCCGGGGTTACATAAAGCATAAACGGACCATACTGACGCTGATCATTTGCGGCACCGATCATAGCAATCAATTCATTCTTGATTGTATCACCAGTGGTAGACGAGCTCTCCCAGTCTGAAATACTGTAGGTCTGGCGTTGCGGGAACGTCGTATAGCCGTAAATGGTCCCACCAGAGAATGCCGAGAACGTGTTCGTGCCGAGCAACATCTGTTCAACCATTTCTGCAATCTTACGTCCTGCAATCTGGGCTTCCAGTACATCCAGAGGTGCTCCGCCACTGCGAGAAGCAGAAAGCAGGCGAATCGGGATCTTAAGATCCTTGTGGATAATGGGCAGAGGAATGGACGCCAAATCAAACTGCAATTTTTCATTGGTGGTTTCTTCCAAGCCTGTCATGGACACAGCCGCATCGTTAAGATCAGACATATTCTGAGACTGGAACACCGTTGTCCCCATTCCGTTCGGAATGTTGTATGTCAGTCCACGTGAGATCAAATCGTTTGCAGCAACCAGACGCAGATTCGCGGCCGTCATTACAGCACGATCAAGTGCAAGCCACTCTTCCTTGCGAAGCAAGCCTACAGAGTTCGTGATGAGTTTCGGGATCGTTTTGCCTGTCATCGGATCGGTAGAATTGATGTAAGTACGTCCATCAGTACCAACCCATGCTTTAAGGGCTCTGAAGTCCAGATTGTTTTGAAGCAACAAGGATGCTACTTCGCCCTGGCCGACACCATTCATGATAATGTCAACACCATTCATAGTTTATTCTCCTTAGAACAGTAGAACCTCTAAGAGGTTGATTCCGCCTACATTGGCACCGGTAAGATCCAAATCTGCCTGGGCAATACCAAGTATTGCGGCAGGTTCGTCCTGACCATCTACCCACTTGCGCACATCGCCAGAAGCGGCGGCGCATACATAATCGCCCTCTTCAATAGAGGTACTGTCTTGAAGTCGCAACGCGGCTCGATCTGCAGGTTGCGGGTACCAAACAATCAGAGCCTCGTTCGCATCATAAGTATCATGAACGGTTTCACCGACCAGATCTTTTTCGATGAGTACGGCTCGTGGAATGTTTTTGTTGTCAATACCGGCACCACCGATCAATCCATATAGGAGTTGACCCGGAAGCCAGCCAGCGGCATGGGAGACTTCAATAGTCTTGTGAACCCAGCCTACGGATTCGAGAACAATGGTTGTAATAGCACATTGTCTCTGGGTGATATCAGAAAGAGCCATGACTTACATCTCCTTTCCGCCGAAACTAATTTCGGGCATTGCTTCTTCGACAATAGGAGTACCCTGGTTAGCCGTGAGAGAACCGGCAAGAGCATAGTCCGGCTCTACGGCCAGTGCGGCAATGCCTTCCAGTTCTTCAATCGGCTTCATGTTCAGGGTTTCCCGTGAAAACTGATTGCGCTTGTTTGCAACAATCTTTCCAACCAGATCTGCCTTACGGGCATCCAGAAGTCGCTGACCATTTGTCAGTACTTCACGGAATTGTTCGGGAACGTGTTGCAGATACTCATTCACAGTCATATTCTGTGCTACCTGCGATACGTTCACGATCGGCTCCTGTTTGACAGGTTCTGCGAAAGCCTGGGACAATACCTCCAGTTCTGTATCAGGGAGACTGGAGAGTGTCTCGAGGCTCTTTTCGGAGAAACCTTTGTTAAGCAGGAGTTCTTTCATTTTGTCATCCATACTTTTTGTCTCCTTTTTATGGTTGACGGTTACGTATTCAATGAGCCGACGGACTTCTTCCGCCTGCCCTAACTCCACGGTATTATTATTCATTGTATAGGTACGCTTCCAGAGTTTTTCACTGTCATAAATACCATAAATGATATAATCGTCGTAAACCGCGTCTAAATAAACATCTGCTCTACCGACACCAGCATTTGCCAGAGCATCATAAAGCAAACACCGAATCTCATCGTGCGAAACGTCCTGGTTGACTCGCATATCTTTATTAATGCGGGGAATGCCTGCACCATCCTGGACAGAGCAGGCTCCAATTTCTGTCGGAAGCAATGCAAGATGATCTGGTTTAATAACAGTCACTCGTCTTTCGTAGGACTCGTTGTTCCAGACACCGCCTTCTTCAACATCTTCTGTGAAATGTCCGATAGAAACTTCCATAATGCTACCCGACCGTAACATCGCCAGAATACCAGGAAATACTTTATCCGCTTTGCTTTCATTTATCCAAGCCTCCGCTCTTAATTTGTTTTCTACAAATTCGGCATTAAGGATAATACCAACACTTTGTTTTTCAAGAATTTCTTTTGAACATGCGGAAACAGGGACCCCGTTCTTATCAGGATGATAGACCACAATCGGTTTTGCATTCCAGGCATCGGGATGCTCTGCCAGTTTGTTAGCAGAATAGAATGTAGGACCTGCAGAACCAACATGAACACCCTCTACCATCATAACAACAGGAAATACAAGGTAATTTAACCCATCTAAGGACTCAGACCTCACCATCTTTGTTTGAGCCGTACCTTTGTTTGCATAAAACATCGTTCAAATCTCCTATATTTTGAGTATAACACGAAATTTCATCAAAATCAAGTCTTATTCAAAACTATAATCCCTTAGGTACGGGTAACCAAACACATCTGCAATTTGGGTGTAACGGTAAAATACCCCGGGCATCCTCGATCTTCATTCTCTTTCTACCACCATCTGGACCAGTCCCGAATTCTACACATTTCGGACAAACTCTATCATCATTTGTGTATAGGTACTCTACAAGAAGTTCTACATTCTGCTCTTGAAAGAAGGCATAAGTATCTAATGATGCTTCTGAATGAGCTCGCATCACCTCTGTTCTGGCTATCAATTCTGCTCTTACATATCCTAATGTATCAATCTTTTCACTGAGCATTTTAGCGATCTCTTTCGGACCTTTACCCTCAATAAAACCCTGTGTCAATGTTGCCCGTAATTGAGAGGCTAATGTATCTGAAATACCGCGCAATTGCTCAAATGCTCTGGTAAATAAGAGTTCCACTCTATTCTCATGAAAAGGAGAGAAGAACTGAGTGGCAACCCAATCTTCCAGATCAAGTCCTGTTAACGCTTCATATCCTGCTCTTGCGTATGCTGTGGCCATACCTTGCTGATATGCGGAACTAACATAAGAGTCAGACCAGCGGTCTCCTCCTAAAGCCATTTCAGGACCTTTCTTCACTTCTAACAAGCCTTCATCTACAAGCCCTGTTATATATGTCTCATACTCGTCTCTGAGAGAAGGATCTAACGGAAAATCATATGAAGCATTGACCACAAAATTGGGCATGGTAAACTTCAATTTGATTTGTTGTTTTATCCGTGCAAGTCGTCGTTTAAGTTCTTTCAGGAACTTTTTGCTTATCCAGGCTGTCCCCGACGGATCCACTCTTGTCGGTCGTTTGATTATCATTATTGTCCTCGATTTCTTCTGTTAGATCAGGTAAAAGACTTTCACCCTTCATTATTTCTGTAATAACGGCAGGAGTAAATCCTAAGAAATGACGCATGAAATGTTCTTCCGGTACAATAAGAGGTGCTGTAGGAACAGAAGCATACTTGGCCAGTGCTTCTGCTTTAATCTTACTTACTTCTGCTCTTTCTTTCTGCGAAGCAGAATCTACGCGATTCCAGGTAACCAGGATTTCGTCTGTGGTCGGCGGTAGTATGTTCAAATACTGTAACCGTTCTATGAAAGGTAAAATAAAATCAGGTGTAAGTTCCGTTTCTTGTCTATCATGAACACGATCTTCCCATGTCATTTTATCAGCGGTAGATGCTAAATGTCCCATTTCAGAACCGCTTAACATACGCCCTGGTATACCGGTATGTGCTGAAATAGCCGCAATTTGTACCTTTATAAAAGGATCTGGATCTGCAATCTGGACATCCAGCGATTTAGCGGTAACACCTTGAAGTGTTAAAAATCTTTGTAATGATGCAACATAATCCTCGATCTGAGTTTTCATTGCAGTTCTGTCGGATTCTGTAATAACAACATCAGGATCGGCTTCAAAAGCATAACCAGGGAATCCGCCTCTCATGTACATGTGCGGAGAACCTTTGAGAATTAGTGTAATGTTTAGTATCTGCTCTATTACAGCCCGTAACCTGGGTTCGCCGTAGACAGGCGAGTCTATACAGTTCTCTGCAAGATGAATAACCCGTGTCCAATGCACCACCACAGTATTTGTCTGGTTACCGTCTC